GTGACCACTCGTACAAGCACAGGGAACGCGATTCTGCGCGACCCATCACTACAATTTGCTTATCAACCTTACCCTGAACAAATTTCAACGGAGGAATCCGTTTACCATAAAGCTCAAAACTCGATATCTGCCCTTTTGAGACAGTCACCAACTTAGGTGAAATATGAGGCGCAGAAACGCGCTTTTCATCACACTTCTTGATTGACGTCACGCCGGACTGGGCGTAACCATTTAAACAATTTGCGAAAGTCCGGGAGCCCCCATAACAAGGCCCACCTGACAACAAAGACTCGCCAACACTCATCTTTTTCAGCGTACTGGTCCACCCAGGTTCCAATTGTGGGTAGGCATATAAACGCCAAATTTCTGCATCCGTCTTATACACAGCTTCGACATCTTTCATCGTAAGCTGGGTTCCAGTAATAACACCCTGGAGCTCCATCGTATACTTCTTTCGAATCGAGTTTATTATAACCCGCAAGTCAGATCGCGTTTGCACGCAAGGCCAACTCTCAATACGTAGTGCATAAAGCCGCAACAGTGTGAACCGAACGTCCAAACACTCATTACCATACAATGCCGACGCGAGAACTTTCTCTCGTTCGGGTTTTGGCAGCCAGATATCGTCTATATTGACGAAATCATGCGACAGAAAATCTACTTGTTCCAGTTTACGAGCTTTCCAATCCCCAGAGGAGGACTTGGTAGTGATACCGATTGAGGACCAAACGGCTGCAATCTTCTCACCATTGAAAAACTCATGAACACTATTACTAATCGTAAGGGTATTATCATCGCCGTTTAAAGCGCCCTCAACGTTCTTCATAAATGCAGCATACGATCCAAAATCGTTAAGCTGTCTGGAATTCTTGCAACACACAAGCCACGCGTAAGCCAGCAACCGGAAGAGAATCATGGTGTTATCCACGATGGTATTTGCACTCCCACTGGGGTTTCCAGTGTTCTTCTGATATACTTGACCATCATCCAAAACTATGCAACTATTCACAATCTGATCGTAAATGTTCCATAGGCGCACCTTATTCTCGGGCGTCTTGTGATGACTGTGCATCATATTCCAACGTAAATCACGCTGGCCAAACATAGCATCGCGGAATAGCGACGCATCGTACGCTGTCTCATCGAGAGCGTAAGCGTTTGGGTGCACATTTAAACGGTGGTATAAACGGTTGAATCCAAGATTAAACTTAGAGCAACCAACGAACGACCACGTTTTGTTGTTTGACGCATAAAATTTCTCATTCATGTCTAAACACAAGCGGTTAGCGGATATTGACCCTTCGGTCGAACTCGCTGTAAAGGTGCGTTGAGTCTTTTTCTCGACTGGTCGCAGCTCCCGCTTAAGAGAAGCAGTCCATAATGAAATGAACGGGTCTTCTGTACCCAGTTTTGTCCAATACGTATCAATAACGCGTTCGAACTCTGCTGAATCCATAAACTCCCCCTTATTCTTAAAGAACCGGCTCCACGGATAACCCGCGGAAGTTTGCCGGTCTGCTTCCCGCATACACTTAAACAATGGAAGAACAACAGAATCTGCCAAATACGGCGAGAAATGTC